TCACCGACCGCTTCAATGACGCCGGCTACTTCGAGGCCGTAGATGGCGCTCGGCGCGGCCGGGGGGGGGCGTGGAGCAGGGGGGGCGGCGGCGCCGGGGGCCGCGGGGTTCTGCTATGCTTGGACTTGAAGGAGGATGATATGTCTGAGATTTATGCGATGCCGCCCGAGACTCGAGCGGGGTTGTCGTTTGATTACTCTGTGTGGTCTGCCGGTTCTGTTATTACGATGGTCAATGTGCCTTTCGATAACACGTATCGGGATATTGTTGACTGGAAGTCATATGGGCACACTCCACATGCTTATGTTAAGTCTTTTAACAACCTGCATAAGGTTGAGATCAATCAGATGACTTATCTTGCACAGGGTAAGCCGATTCGTATTCCTACGCCTTTCACTAAGGCGAATCAGTACAATTATGTGATGGTTGAGAATCCCGGGCGCCCCGTTAACAACATTGGTTTTGAGGGATATACGCCTAGCGTGTTTTTCTATTTCATTACCAGTATTGACTACATTGCTCCAAACACCACCCAGTTGACACTTCAACTTGATGTTTGGTCAACATATTACCAGCGCATTAACTTTGGTCGTAGTTATCTTGAGCGTGGGCATATGGGTATTGCTGCAACCGATTCATTTGATAACTACGGCAAGAACTGGTTGACTCAGCCCGAGGGATTGGACATGGGGTCCGAGCACCAGATTATTCGGACCTATCGCCGATTGCTTGCTGATGTTCCCAATTTTGACTACATCGTGGTTGTTGCTTCGACAACAAACCTAGACAACGTAAATGGGTATGGGAATTCCAATGATCCCAAGGTTTCTATGGCAGACGCATCTAAGGTCGAGGGTCTTCCGAACGGAACCAATATTTATGCTTGCACGTTTTCTGAATTCCGCTCAGGAATGTTTGGTTTAAGGTTTGCTCCGTGGGTCGCTCAGGGCATTGGGTCAATCACAATTCTTCCAAAGGACATTATCGACTTGAATGCTGGGGAAAAGGTAAATGTGGGCGCTGGGGCAGAGCAGGGAAAATGGACTGAAATTAACGACCACAGTGTATACATTAACCGCAACTATTCGCTGACTGATGCCAGTTTTAGGAATGAGTTTCTTTCTTTGCTTCCGAAGGAATATCGGGAACTTAAGAAATTTGTTACATCACCATATTGCATTGTTGAGTTGACAACATATTCTGGTAACCCCGTTGAGTTTCGACCTGAGTCTATTCGCACAGCGGGCATTAACATTAACCAGTATGCTCATGTTGCCCCACCTAATCCATCTTTGTTTTTCACCATCCGTGACTATAACACGATTACAGAATCCGTGATTGTTGAGCGTCGTGCCGGTAAGGTGACAAATGAATATGGCGAGGGTTGGGATATGTGTACAGGATATACTTCCCTACCAACTTTCTCTGCCGTCAACAACTCAGCACTAAACGCACTTGCCAGTTCAGCGCACACCGCGGCGGCTCAGGTGAATAATGCGAAGTGGCAGCAACAGCGTGCGCAGCGTGCTGCGACGGCGGCGCGGGATGTTGCTAATGCGGGTATTGCTGCGACTCAGGCTGGTGCCGAGAATTCTATGTGGGGTAATTCTGCTATGGCAGATTCTCAGTCTCGCTACAATAATATGCGGGCTACCGTTCAGGCTACCCAGGGCGCTATGACGGCGCTTGGTGGTGTTATGGGGCTGAATGGTTCGGCGGCTGGTGCTGGTATTGGGCAGGCGGCTACGGCTGGTGTTTCTGCGATGATTAATAATTCTCAGGCTCAGTCGACGGCGAATATTCAGAATCAGTTGGCTAGTGGTGCTTCGCAGATTTCTCAGCAACAGCAGAGAACTGTGCGGGATACTAACTATGAACTGGCCCAGTTTGCTGCTAATGGGGATTACGAGGCGGCTATTGCTTCGATTAATGGTCAGCGTCAGGACATGCAGGTTATCCCTCCGTCTGTAGTTGGTCAGACGTCGGGCTACGTTTCTGCAATGGTCTCCAACGGTCTCGTGATTGATGCTAGGATTAGAAGTGTCTCGCCGGCGGCTATGCGTAGCATTGGTGATTTCTGGCTTAGGTATGGGTATTTGATGAATACTTGGATTAAGTTCCCGAAGGCCCTTAGTCTTATGACTGAGTTTACATATTGGAAGATGGCTGAGTGCTATTTAGTCGACACAGCTATTCCTGAGGGATTCAAGGCCAGTGTGCGAGGAATCTTCGAAAAGGGTGTGACTGTGTGGCGTTCTCCTCAGCGTATTGGTAATACAAATGTTCGCAACAATCGGATTGACAAGACGGTTAGGGTGACTCTTAGTGAGTAAAAAGGATTACGTGCTTAATGGCATCTACAAGAAAATCATGGCATCTCCCCCGTCCTCATCCGAGGCACGGCAGATGCAACTTGAACACATGTACAGACGTCAGTTAATGGGGAAGTGTCTTTCTAGGTTTACTTGGGAGGGGCTGCCTAATGGCATTGACCCACGGTTCATTGAAGCAACTATCTTCAACAACGGGTACTCGGTTTTCTATTTCGATAGTTTCTTCGAACTGTTTATGGCAATGCCTGCGACAATTTCCGGCCCGCTGGACATTCAGGATAACCCCACGGGATATCGTATCACCCGAAACGGTGTCTATTCTCGTGAGGTGAGTGCAAGTGAGTCTGTCTGCATTTGGGGCAATCAGGTGCGGGAGCCGGAAATTGACGTAGTGCTTTCTTATGCTGCGAGGCTTGCTCAGATTGATAGAACAATCGAAATTGATCTACTGAATGAGCGTAACCCTATGATTGTTGCTTGCTCTCAGGATCAGCGCCTCACTATTCAGAATCTTATTTCTAAGATTTACGATGGTGAGCCCGTTGTGTGGGGCACCGAGAACATGAGTATGGATAATCTCGCTAATACAATTGGCGTGTTTCCGCTTAATCAGAATGCTGGTGCTGGTGCCGTTTCTTCAATCAAGCACATGGAATCTAAGTCCAAGATTTGGGGCGAAGCGCTCACTATGCTTGGGATTATGAATGTTAATGATTCTAAGCGTGAGCGCATGGTGGTCGAAGAGGCGGCCGCCAATTCAGGGCAGGTGCTTGCATCTCGTGAGTCATTTATGAAACCCCGTGTGCTGGCTTGTGAACAGATTAATGAGATGTTCGGGCTTAACGTGTCATGTAATTGGGCTGTAGACGACAATGCCGCACCGAATCTTAATGACTATCTTGCAGGTTCTAATTTAACTACCTATGGGGGTGACGATGACGGTAACAACGATAATGCTTCGTGACGTCGTGCGGATAACTGATGACCATATTGGTCTCGACGATTATCCAATCTTCGACGAAGCATACAGGAAAACACTGAATGACCGAATCAAGAAGACATACTGGCTTCAAGAGATTGCTCACGAGACAATTGATATTTTTATTTGGCGGTTAAGCCTTAAGATGGAACTGATTATGCCCCGGTATAATCGAATGTATCTGGCTGAACTGCAAAACACGGACCCGCTCGAGGGCAACCGTCATTACAGCGAGACCAGTCAGGACGGCAAGTCCCAGAACTCTGGGATCAACCACCAGACCGGCAGCGGTAGTGGCACCAACAAGTCCAAAGGGCGCACCGTGGGCTCAGACACGCCTCAGACGCGGCTTGCGGGCGATGGGGACTATGCTACGAGTATCAGCGACGCGAGCACGTCAGGTGACACCACGTCTCGTAATGAGTCGGATAGCACGTCGTCTTCAAGTAGCAACTACGTAAATAATCAGCACTCGAATTCGTGGGGGTATTCGGGCTCCAAGGCTCGTGCGATTGCGGATTACCGGGGCACGTTGCTTAATGTTGATGATCTAGTAATCGCGGAACTCAGCGAACTATTCCTAGGACTATGGGACACAGATATGCCCCATACTCCTGGCGGACTAATTAATGGATACTCATTCGGACTAGGACTTGGAGGATATTATGGCTACTGGTGACGACATTATCGGGTCAATCGATCAAGCGTTGTGGCGCGTTCAGTCGCGTTCGGTAAACAACATTACCCCGTTCACTTACCGCGACGGCTTGACGTATATTGACGTGCTTGAGCGAATTCGCTCCAGCGTTATTGATGTTATCAAGTTCACGAATTCCTTTGGCGAGGAGCAGGACAAGATTATCGCCAAACTGAATGAGACGGTCACCAACTTTATTACTGAGGTTGAGAAGACTCACTCGGGTTGGAATAAGGAACTTGACGCTAAGAAGACCGCGCTTGAAGCGACTATCGAGGACTTCAAGCACCGGCTTATTGACGCCGAGTTCCGCAAGGTTGACGGTGACTACATCGAGGCACCGCTCAAGTCTCCTCAGGGCGCCCGAGTAACGCTCACCACTAAGGAATGGGCTGACAAGTTCAAGGCCGCCAACACTGAGTCCCTCAATGGGTTGCAGTCTAAACTCGACCAACAGCGCCGCGATTTCGATAACAGGTTCCCTGCGTATTACACGAAGACTGAGGCTAACGATATCTTTCTTGAGGACCCGAAACTCACGGAGGGCGTTGTCATTGGTTCGTCGAATGCCACGATTGAAGCAAGTCGCTGGACTGAGAGTCTTTGTCGGGAACTGGGGCTGAATCCGAATGTGTATGCGATTGGTGGTGGTGGTTTTACTTCCACTCTGGACAACAATTTCTCAACACAGTTGGATAACGCGATCCGGGGGATGACTGAGGAGAAACGTCGCAAGACTAAGTATTTTTTCGTGATTGATCTGCTGAATGACATTCGCGCCCAGAACACTGTCCAGACTAATGCGAAAAACTTTTTCGCTAAGGCTCGACAGAACTTTCCTAACGCGGACATTCGAGTGCTCCCCGTCGTCTTCAACGAAGCGTCGCTGAATAATTATGTTCAGATGGCCCGCTCGTGCGTCAGTCGCACCTTTGAGGTCATGGAAGCAGGGCTCCCCTACGGTGCCGTCGTCTGCGAGGGCTCGCGCACATGGGCTCACATGGGCTCCGAGCAGGCCGCCGCATGGGACCAGGGGGCTGACAACGTCCATATGACGGGTGCGGGCTACAACCACATTAAGGACCTGTTTAAGGCATGGCTTAATGGTGGCTCGAGTTGGTATAATCCTCCGTCGGCTCAGTTGCATCCTTTCTCAACTAGCGCTGTTGTTCATGACAATAACTATCTAGTTTGCGAGCGCGACCGTGATTGGGTGAATATTCAGGGCACCTTTAGGATTGCGGGTAGTAACGCAGGATATGACACAAAGTTGATGGGACTCCCCGGATGGGCGCGCCCTTACGATGGTGTTAGTTCCACAATTATCGGAAATGACAGGACATATAAGTATATTTATGTTCCTAAAACCAATGGGATTTATGTGGGAGACATTCTCTCCGCAAATCAGACTTATCAGGTAAACATGACATACAAAATCTGGTAGTTGCACTCGAGTAGCCTGCCCCGATACAATTGGGG